TTCTGCGTTTTCGTTCATTGTTCTTTTCTTAGATTAAGGGGTAGAAAGTTAATTGAAAGAGACCTGTCACATTAAAAAATGCCAGGAATAACTGCACCAAATAAGATGTAGTTATGTACTGCTGCAAAGAAACCAATCATCGCAAGGCGACCATTAAGTTGTTCTGCGTTCTTCCAATATCCTTGATAGTTCTCAACATACTGCATAGGTGGTTCAGAAGCAAACATGTTCTGCTTACCATACTCAGTAGTTGTATAGCGATCCATATTTCTGGATGTTGAAGTAGTCATTCGTTCATTAAGAAACGTAACATAATTATATAGGAAACATTAAATCTTGTCAAGAAACTTAACATTAGGGGTATCCGAACAATAAAAAGGGGTGCTTATACACCCCATAATGTTAACTTATGTTTCAGATTCTCTTTCCTGATTAACTGGTTGTGTTATCCGTCCCAAATAAGGATCAAAGTCCATAAAGTTATCAATAGTCCAATCAGCACCAGATGATTTCCAAAAAGCTACTAATCCATCATGACTTGCTTTATGAAAGACATCTACATGCTCTGGATGAATAGATGATCCTAATGCAATCTTATAAAGAAATATAGGAACAGAATAAGTATTGCCTGAATTGTATATTAAATCATCTGCAACTGCTCTAGGTTTAACACCTTGATCAATCTTATACTTATCACCTCTACAATGAAACTTAACTAACTTCTCTGCATGATGACGAGTAATCATATAACAAGCAGTAGAGAAATCATTTACAAATCTCTTATGTATTCTTGCATGAAGAGCACCTGTACATATAATTGCTAGTTGAACTACATCCCAATCATAAGGAACACGTGCCATAAAATCAACCCATTTAAATCCCCAATAAAGTGCAGTAGATAAATCTACATCATCTTCCATAATAATTGCATAAGGTTCATCAGTTTTAAGAAATTCTTTTAATGCCTTTAAATGAGAAGTAGTGCAACCAATTTCACCAGATAACATATCAGAAGGATACCTTCCTTTAATGATATCACTCAAATCATCTTCTCTACCATCATAAGCAGAGATACGTGTATAATTTTCTATGCCCCAGTAATCAAACTGTTGTTCCATATATTCCCTTCTCTCTGGTTGTTCATCCAGATTAAGATAATATATCTTTCCAATATTTTTCAGTTTAAAAAGAGCTTTGTTTTTGTCCATATCAATCAAGAATGTTTATTGTAGGATGCCAACCCAAAGATTGTAATGTAGTTATGTCTGCACACAAACTATCAGGTTCGCCAGGTGTGTCCTCCTTAATAGGTAAATCTCTACCCATTGCCTTTGCTATATCCATAACAGGTATAGACTTTCCAGTTCCAACATCTAAATGTCCTGTAAAGTGACTAGGAATTAAAGTAAGAATTGCTGTAGTAACATCATGTACATGAACATAATCTCTCTTATGTCTAGTAATATACTTAGCAGTATTCTCCTGTAACATTCTATAAAGCATATCAGATCTGCTATTCTCCTCTGCCCATACATTAAAGAAACGCATTCCTACACTATCTGGAGGTGATTGTATTTCATTTACCTTCTTTGTAATAGCATAAGGGTTTTGCCACCAACCATGAGCACCAGCAGAACTAGCATATAATAATCTTATATTATTCTCTCTACAGTAATCAAAGATAGGTTGAGACTTAACTACATTATTTTCCCAGAACTTATCTGGATTTTCAATACTATCTCTAAGAGCAGCAAAGGCAGCAAGATGAATTACCACATCATAAATCTTATCAGTTTTAAAGTCTCCAATATCATCAGGAAAATCTATACCATCAAGTTCTATACCACTAACTCCAGAGTTTTCAATATGATTCCATAGATAACTTCCTATGAATCCTTTATGACCTGTAATCAATACTTTCATTTAATCATATTTTTTCAAATACTTTTGATTAGAATAATAATCTAATAATTGATCTTTATCCATACAACTAATCCTATCCCATAGTTCCATATTATGTTTCATATAAGGATTACTAAACCAAGAATTTTCACCTCTCTCATGCTCTAAGTGATAAACATAATCATTTATCCTACCTACATTATATCCTAAAGTATTAAATCTGTAAAATCTTTCCTTATCCTCTGGTGCATATGCTTTAAAATTTTCATTCTCCATACCACCATCAATATAAACTTGTCTATTAAAGAACTGAGCCCATCCAAAATCTGATGTATGAGTATTAGATACTGCATTTAAAAATTCATAATCACCTGTCTCTAAAAATTTAGATACAGTTATATCGGTTGCTGCTACCTGCTTTTGATACATTCCTTGACCATAAGGATATACTACATCATACAGACCATCCATAATAGATCTATAAGCAACCTCGTATGATTTAATAGGAAGAATAGCATCACAATCATAATTGACAACTATATCAGTATCTGCCTCCATTATCATTTCATTCAAAACCTTTTGTCTATGAAATAAAGGTTCATCACTCTGTTCAAATATATGATGGAAGTTCTTAAAGATACCACCCTCAACTATATCTTCTAAAATTGGAAGAGCTTCTCTTTGAAATATTCCCTCTGAATCAACTTCTTTAATAATAATATTAGTATCAAAATTTTCAACAAGAAATGCTGTTGTTGTAATAACATTCCTCAACCTATCAGAAGACTCTATTCTAATAGGAATAATAAAAGTTGCTTGTGATAAATCTATTTTCATCCTACCTCATTTTCCGATGGCATATAAACAGTATCAATATATTCATCCTTTAAATGACCACGTATCCAATTCTCTGGATACATATCTTTAATATGAATATAAGCATCATTCTTACTTGTAAATATAGGTCCAAAATATGGATGTTGATACACAACCTTTTTATCTTTAGACTTTTGTAACCATGCACCCCACCAAGAAAAAGTTGAATTAGGTATAATAGCACCATTACACAAACTCATTAAACATAAATCAACCCAAGGAGAAAGAGTATATTCCATCTTACCCCTACCATTCCAAACAAGATTTTTAGAATATTCTCTATGTTCAGAAAGAAGAAATCTATCTTGCTTAAATAACTTCTGATTATTTACCCAATCTAATTTATCAGTTAGAATAAGAACTGGTACATCTTTAGGAAAATGTTCTAACATCTCCTCAAACCAACCAATATCTGCTATAGGAAAATACTCTGTTCTTCCTGTAGAATCAGATCTTCTTACATGTAAAAATATTATATCATCACCATACCCACTAAGAAATTCTTTACAAGGTTCATAGATATCATCTTTAAATGTAAAATCTTCTCTAATTATATCCTCAATATTCTTAAAATATTTTTCAGACTGACGAAACCCATCAAGGTTTATATTGTCTGGACAATTTTCAAATAATTCATAATCAAAATCATGTGATGGTTCATCAAGAGTTGGACAATCTTGTGATATAAATCCAAAATTAGAATCTTTTACAGTTGACATTTTAAATCCATCAAACAGAACATACTCTGCCATTGGTATTGTCTGATGATCTAATGGTGGTATAACCCAATCATAATTATGTTTAGAAGCAAGACCTCTCAATGCAGCATATTGGAACATTTGATTTCCAAGTCTACCATTAATACCTAATCTATTATATCCAATCATAAATTAATAACATTAAGAACTCTAATGATCTGTTTTTTAGATCCTATAGTTATCCTAACACAATCATCTAAGTTTGTAAACGAACTTCTATCACGTATTAATATTTTATTTTCTTTCATTTTATCCAATACTTCTTTCGCATTAGGCGTTTTTAATAAAACAAAATTAGTATAACTATCTACTGCATAATATTGATGAGGTAAATTATCTACAAAAAAATTCTTTGCGTCATTCATCTCATCAATACGAGAATCAAGATAATCCAAATCATCTAATGCCGCAATGCCACATAATTGTGCTAATGCATTAACTGCTTTACCATTTCTAATCTTTTTAAGATGAGATAATGTATCTGGATGTCCCATACAATATCCCAATCTTATAGATGCTAATCCAAATGCTTTAGAAAATGTTCTAGTAACTATTAAATTTTTATGAGAGATAACTAAATGGCATGATGATTGTTTAGCAAACTCATAATAAGCCTCATCAATGATAAACAATACATCTGGATGTGACTTAACAAGTTCTTCTATCTTATCCACTTCTAATAACTTTCCTGTAGGGTTATTAGGATTTACAAGGTAAACAACATCAGCATCATTACAAAGATTAAAATTATAAACATGCTCTCCTAATGGATCTAATATATTAGCCTTAATATACTTATCAGTATTTGTAGTAATAAAAGTATTTACCTGCGTATAAGATGGTTGGTATGATAATACTCTTGTATCTTTATCAACAAATACAGTTATAATATCTTTCAATGCATCATCAGAACCATTATATACTTCAACAAATTCTTCTGGCAATGAAACATATTCAGAAAGTTTAACCTTTAATTCCTTTGCAGTAATATCAGGATATCTTTCATATCGATAGAAAGATTTCATTACCTCAAATACTTTATTGGTAGGAGGAAACTCAGATTCATTCCAATCAAAACATTCCCAATCAGATGATAGATCAGAACGACCACCAACATTATAGGTTTGAAGATTGTTTATACTTTCTCTTACTTTAATGGACATCTCGGATTCAAAGCAACAGTTCCCCAATAATCAATAAGACCTTTACCAGATATATCTAATGAAGAGAACTTACTGTCTGGATGCATAATAGCAACTATATCAGATTTATCAACACAATCTTGTGGCGACTTACATTCTACAATATTACCTCTAAGACCATTTAAATTGTCAAATGTTTCTTCAAGTTCATCATATGCAAATACTTCTATATCATTTTCTACAAGATCAGATATTAACCTAGCAGAAGGAGATCCAATAACAACTGGAGAATTTGGTTTGAAAGATACACCAACCACACCAACTCTCTTATGCTTTATACATTTGTTTAAAATACTTTGATATAAATTTTCATTTACTTCATCTGCAAACTTAAGATGTTTTGCTTCATATTTTCTATCAGATGCAAATTTAATAAAAGCAGCAGTATCTCTAGGAAAACAAGTACCACCATAAGGAGTTCCAAATTTAAAGAAATAAGGAGATATTCTTTTATCTAATCCAATAGCATCAGTAATCTTATGCACATCAACATTATGCATATTATCACAAAGTTGTCCCAAGAAATTAACAAAAGCAATCTTATTCACAATAAAAGCATTAAGAGATACTTTAGCAACCTCTGCTTCTTCTAATGTAAGAATCTTTAATGTTGGTTCATTTTCATGAAATTCTTTCCATATCGATTCTGTCATATCAATATCTTTTTTATTATTAGCACCAATTAAAAAGAATTCAGGATTCTTAAAATCATATATTACATTACCCAATCTAACAAAGTCGGGAACATATGAAAATCCAAAACCCTTTCCATATTTTCTATCAGATATTTTTTCAACTAAATGTATTAAATTTTTAATAGATCCAGGTAATACTGTAGATGATAATACTATAAGATGATAATCCTTATCACTCCTTTTTAAATTTACTGCTAGATCAGTTAATGCAGATTCAACAAACTCTGATGAATATCCACTATCACCTAATTGAGTATTAACCAGAATAATAGATGCATCAGTTTCTCTAAGTGCCTTACTGTAAGAATCAGTAAATCCAATTAAATTCCTATGAGGAAAAATATCTGTTAATCCTGGTTCATAAAAGGGAAGTTCTTTATTATTTAATTTATCAAGAACGTATTCATTCTTATCAACACCCAAGATCTTATTTCCTGACTGTGCTAAACAACAAGCAAGAGGTAATCCTAATTTACCTAATCCAATAAAACTTACATTCATGATACTATACTGTATAAAAAGTGTACTTTAAAAACAACTCTTCACCCTTTTTTATTTCCTTAATAGTTTTCATATAATAAATTTTACCCCAATCTTGTTTTTTAGAATACTTAATACAATTAGGTTCATCACTATGATTAACAAAACCACCTATAGGGGTTCTCATTATATCTTCGTCTACAACTACATGAGATACACCTAACTCTAAATCGGCAGGAATATTTTCCTTAGCAAAGATACCTTGTCCTGCAACAGGACTATCTTTAATATGCAAACTACTTGGTAAAGCTTGATACATTAAACTTGATTAATAATACTTCTAATCTTTTGCGATTTGGGATCTCTTTGAATTTCATCTACCATATTGATGGTAAAATTCATATCACCTAATCTAGATCTTAATCCATCTATTATATCATTTTCTATATCATTTGTAAACGATTCATTTTGAACGTAATTAAAAGTTATATCACTATCAGTCTTTTGAATAATCTGAAACATTTTTATTGCTGGCATCTTTTTATCAATCCAACTATAAAAATTAACTCCTGGCAATCTAGATCCATCTTTAGAAATAAGAATATCACTACTTCGACCATTAACTTCTTTAACTACACCATCTTTAATAACAAAAGTATCTTCAGTCTTATATCTGATAAATGGCATATAGTAATTTATAAAACCAGTAGATATTAAACCATAAGTACCATCCTCATTATCATAGAATTCATCAACACCATATTCTAAATTTTGTTTCATATCTCTTGAGGATTCAACTTGATTCATAAATGAAACCTTTTCCATCTGTCCATAATGACCGCAAGGAGTTATATTAAATACATCTTCAATCTTATCATACCATTGATTTAATAATACTTCTGAAGTAGTATGAATTTTTTCAATAGTTTTTAATTTAAGATTATTCTCCTCACATAAACATGCAAAAATATAAGCTGCAGAAGGATATGTACACATTGTTTGATAATTACCTTCATTTATCTTCTTAACATATTCACCTATAGTCTTATCATTAAGATGATATGCAGACATATACAATCTCTTCAATTCAGAATCATAATACCATAAAGAAGAATTACTATCTTTTGGAACATATCTTCTCAACCATACACTAGGAGTATCATACATCTTTGCCCCCTGCTGGATATATGCTCTCATATTAAAAGCTGCTTCCCTTTTCAAGCAATTATCATCAACATAAAATTTAAGTTTATCTCCTGTAGATCCACTTGTTGTAATTGGATAACCTTTTTTAGATCTAAGATTATCAGCAATCAACATTGAAGGATTCCTCATAATCTTTTCTTTAGTAAGAACTGGAAATTGTTTTAAATCTTCAATTGATTTAAAATCTAAAGGATGCCATCCTTTACTAATGAATATATCCCTATAATAAGGAACATTATTATAACAATGAGTTAAAAGTTTTCTTAATTCTTCTTTCTGATATTCCTTAAGTTTATCATCATCCCAATATTGAGACTCTAATAAAAAATCAAGAGTCTTACCATAAATCTTTCCATACCTATATCGAAATGGAACAAATTTATAATAAAGACTCTTAATAAAATTAGGAGATTTTTTAATAATTTTATTTACCGATCCCATTAAAAAAATCCTCACTATTAATACCTTTATCATCGATAAAGTAATCTGCACCGAATTTTACACCAGTTCTCAATGAGGTAAATTTCAATCCCCATGATCTAAGTTGATTGAATGTATCCTCATAATGA